AAACGGGCGCAGATTGGCGAGCCGCTTCACTAGGGTGTTCTCTGATGGTGCCATTGAGGCCATCGCTGGCTTAAATTGAGCCACGTTTGCTGTCCTGCCGCTGTCCTACTAACGGAGTTCGGACAGTATCGTTCATGAAAATGCTGCAAATCCAATGGTTTGTCAAATGCAGAACAACCGGTCGCCAACCGGTTATCATGCCCTAAACCGGACAACGATGCGGTTAAACGCTGGCGCTAAAAATGCAAATCAGATTGGGTGAGAGCTCGAAGGTTGGGAATGGTGGGGGATGAAAGTAATTTCGGCACTGCTCCCTATAAATGGCATTTATACCCCTGCCATTCTCCCGCGTTAGTTGGGAATTAAGTGAAATCCCCAACCGTCCCCAACCCAACATCAACGCTGAATGAGCTTCCACTGTGGATAGCCGTGAGTGTTTCCGTCCTGTAAGAGTGCGAGGCCATTGACGATTTTACCTTGAACACGTTTCAACCAGCGCCCCAGATTGGAGTTGCTGACCGTGTGACCGCTACGGGACGCGGCAACACCCATTAGTGCCGTATAGAAGCTTGGCGTGTTCACTGCCAGGGCGATTACCTCTTGCACCGTATATTTTGTGTTCAGGCTCAAATGCGCCTGCCATTGCATGATCACGGCGATGAGGAGGTCGCGATGAGGATCGCTATTGCGGACTTCGGCGAGAGTCTCGCAGGGATCCACCCTGCCCAGCCAGATCAGGGGCTCGCGAATGCGGTGGCTCCATTCCTCGAAGGATCCGAACGGCGACAGGTTGAGCAGGTTGCTCGGCGCCGCCACGTGCCAAGCGCGCAGGACGGTGAGCGCCGCCGCGACGAACTCGCCGCGCCCGGCCTGCGCGATCTCGATGGCGTTGACGTTGAACACCCGCAATTCCGGACGCTCGCAGCCGGCGTCCATCGAGCACAGTAGAGCCCGCCGAACGAGATCGCCGCCGATCGTTAGATTGTTGCCGGTAGCGAAGATCGTGGCATTGACGGGTGTTTCGATATTGCGGCTTTGCCCCAACATCCGGATATTCAACTGTGGCTGCGTCAGCACCTGGCACAGGAAGACGCCTTCCAGGGTGCGATCGCAGTTGTCGAGCGAGATCGCCGTATCGCCGGCGAGCAGTGCCGCGCCCACGCGCTTCTCGAGCTCTTCGTCTGAGCGTCCTTGCGAGATCACCGGCATCGGCCGGCCAGTCGCCAGTATGGCGCAGAGATCGACCAGCAGGCTTTTGCCGGTGCCTGCGGTTGGCGAGGTGAAGGCATGCATTGGCGCTGCGGTCATGGAACGCCGATCGAGGGTCGTCAGCAGCGCCGACAGCGCCACCGAGCGATCGGCTGCGGCCATGAACGGGAATGTCTTGATCAGCTGCTCGAGCACATTGAGCGCCGCGACGGCGTCCGCCTTGCTCGACTGCTGCGGGATGGGCGGGAAGGTTTCATTGTCTGGCTTGAACAGCAATCCACTCTTACTGTCGTAACCCGGCGTTTCACAGATCGAGCCGTCGGCGCGCAAGAATGGCGTGTGAATAATCCCGCTCAGTGTCGGCAATCGCCAGCGCCCCTGTCTGGACAAGTAGATGTCGGCGACCTTGTCCGGCGCGTCGGTCGTGGCCCACTTCTTCGAGCGCGCGTTATATCTCGTGAACTGCGCCGCGCAGGTCAGCGTATCCACAAGATACGGCCGCGACAGCGGCACCAGGTGCCAGCCCTGAATGTCCCGCTGTTTGCTGGCTTTGAACGTCGTGAGTACCGGCCGCACCACCAGGCCGCCGCGCTGGTAGATCTCGCGGCCGAGTAACAGCAGTGCATCCTCGGCTTCATTGACGACGCGCGGGATCTCGCCCGGAGTGATTCGGATCTGCGGCCAGGGTGTATGGATCGGCGCCGCGCCGGATCCGATTGCGCTGGCGCGGCGGTGGCTCTTCCATTTGCCATAGGAGCGCGTGACTTCGGCCAGCAGGCGATTCGAGTATTTGAAGCCGATGCCGTTCGGGTGCTTCGCGATTTCGTCGACGATTTGGTCGATCGTCCAGCCGGAACTGGCCAGATACCAAACCACTTCTTGAAATTTTTCACTGCGCTCGCCCTCGGGCACACCGTTCTCGATGATGTCCCGATAGTAATCGGTCTGCGCGCCGGCGGTGTTGAAGTCGAAGACGTTCCCGCCCGGCACCGGCTGGCCGTCAAACCGCGCCAGCAGCGTGTCGAGATAATCGCTGATCGGCCCCATGTTCTGGCAAGGAGGATTCCCCTCCTGCAGTCCAGAGATCGTGATGTAGCGCGCGCAATTGCGATAGAGCTCGATGCCGGCGCCGCTCTTGCGGTTGAAGGTGAACTTGCGGTGCAACTCGCCGCCCTGCGATAGGCCGATGAAGCGCAGGCCACAGCCTGAAACCGTGATCTCACGATAAAGCCCGAGCCCATCGGCCTCGGCACAGAGCCGCTCAGCCCAGTCGGCGAGCTCGCCGGATTTGGCATCACGGACATGATCGAGATCAGCCGCCGCGATTTCGGAATCCTTCAACATATAGCCGATGCCGTCGGCCAGGCCGGCCGTCACCGCGGCAATAGCTGCCTCATATGTTCCCCAAGTGTTTGGATCGTTGGACTTCGCAGCGGTCTTGGGGTTACGGCACTGATATGGCGGTTTGGTCCATGCCGATTTGCCGTTCTTCTTTTTGCGCAATTCCCACGGCCACACCACCCAGCGCTTTTGCTCGGTGAGATGTTGCAAGGCTTTTGGCAAGTTGCCGAGATTAGCGGCGAACGTGTGCGGTTTTTGGGTCATAGTGTCCGCCCAATTTCACGAAGATCGCGAGCAGGTGCCGGATCATCCTTTCCGTTGGCTTGCCGTATCTGATAATTCTGCTGGGTACGTCGTTAGCGAAATTGCGCTCCCACTCGTCACGCAGTTGAGTGCGGTTTTGCTGGCAGTACACGGCGATCTCGTACCAGCGCGGCTGTCCGTCGGTATCGTAGAATTCCGGCGGTGCCTCGCGCTTGCGCGCCTCTTCGGCGCGGCCTTTCTCGACGCCTTTGGTGAAAATAATCTCCGCGTCAGTGTCGGAATATTTCTTCTCTTCGATCTCGCCGTTGCAGTTCTCGATCACCGTGGCGATATCGTTGAAGCTCAATCCTTCGACGGCGAGCAATTGTTTCATTCGGCGTGCGGCGTTCAGCACCTCACCGTCGAAGTCCGAGGCGAGCAGCCGGAACAGTTTGGCAATGCGTTTGGCGACCGGTTCGTGGAGCGTGCTCATCGCCAGCACCTCTCGCGATGGCCGCAGATCTTGCACCGCCAATCATTCGGATCTTCCGTGATGCGCGGCAGCAGCTCGCCGGCCTTGGTCGCCTTGATCACGGCGACGGCGCGATCGCTGGTGGCCTGCGCCAGCTGTGCATCGAACGGCACGAGAAAATGCGCCCGCAAGCAATCATCAGCGTTGGTGACGGTGAACAGCGCGGGATTGGTTACATCAAGATAGGCCTGATAGATCGCGACCTGTCCGGCGTAGGATGCATAGAGCCCGGCCAGGCCATCGCGCTCGATCGCTTTCCAGCCCCTAGCCTTTAAGCACTTATGCTCCCACAGGCACGGATAGCGCAGCGCCGGTAGCTGTGGTCCGCCAACAAGAATCCCGTCGGCGTGGCCACGGAATAAGCCATCGGCAGCTTTGAATTCAAGCCGTTCCGGCGGTGCAAACTTGAAGCCGGCCGCGATCAGATGCTGGCGTGTCAAATCCTCAAAGAAATGTCCGCGCTGAAAAATATCCTTGATGCGGGCCGGAAAAACAGGATCCACAAACCAATCGTATTGCACCTTGCGTAAGCACTCGGAGCCGATCGCGCTTGCGCCTAGATACTGGCGATGATTCTCGCTCGGCGGCTCGGCACGCTCGATTAGCTCGTTGACGAGCTGACTGATCGACCGGTCCGACAGATTCGAGCGGTTGAAATCCAGTGCCATACTCACGGTTCGTATTCCTCACGCAAATTCACGCATCGCATGCCGTGCTGTCGTAAGAGCCCCTTCAACACCCAACGCAGCGATCTGATTGCATCCACGCCGGGCAGCGGCTGCGGCGTCATGACGAATCTCACGGGACGAAAGGGATTGGATTATTTAGCTCCTGGAGTGCATCCGACTTACGCAGGATCTTGCCGTCTCCCTGATCGCGCGCGAGCTCGGCATTGGTGATCAACTGCCAGGCCAGCAACAAGAAATTCACCATAGTGTCCTGACTCCAAGCCTGTAGCGGCAGCGACCAGTCGATCCCGGCTTTGTCGGAGAGCTCTGACAAAATCGATCGCACTACCGCAACGTCACAGGGCGACGGATTGAGACCGGTTTGGCGAACAGCTTGTTCTTGATCGAGCCCTGCTCCGATAGCTTGCTCGACGCGGGTCTGGATCCAGCCAAAGATCGCGCCGGTAACGATCCAGCCCCATTGCAAATCCGTGAGCCTGCCGACCGGCGTCATCGGCGGCAGACCCGTGGAATTCAGCGCGATCTTGCGCGCGGCAGCGATGGCGGCTTCCGTCGCCTTCGCCTGCCACGCGTCTTCTTTTTTGCTGAGCTCGCCCATTATTTTCCCGCCCATTGCGGCCGCGCGATTGCGTTCGCCGGCGGCGTTGTGGGTGCCGCTGCCGGTGCGGCACTAGTCACCGACTTGGCAGAGATCTGCTCGGGCTTCGCCCAGTTCTGACGGTCCGGCGTGATCACTTCCAGGATCGTGTTCTTCGCCGGGTAATTGCCCTGCGGCGGGCGGACACCTAGGCGCGCCATGAAACGCAGCTGATCGAAATCGGCCCAGCCCGTCACCTTGCGCGCGTTCTGCGCCGCCTCGCTGGTGTCGCTCGGCTTGATGCCGCGGGCGCTCTCAAGAATTGCCCGCAACGTGTTGCGGGCGATCTCGCCGGCTTCAGCGTGCCCCTGTGTCGTGCCGCGCATGGTGTACAGTTGCCACAGCTTGCGTCTCGCATACTGCCCTTCCGTCACCGTGAATTCGCAGTCGAGGCCTTCGGAATTGCCGTCGGCAGAGCGCTTCAACCAACCATCGTCGCCGCAACCGCCGCGGCGGATAGTAAGCTGCAGGTTGCAGATCGTACCTGCCGGGATCACCTCGAACGAGCGCTGCTCGCCGGCGTCGTTGAAGTTGAAGTTTGTATCAGTCATGGGTCGATTCTCCTTTCGGTTTTGAATCATGCTGATTAGTCAGTTTACGAAGCAGTTTGCCGAGATCGGGTTCTTCGATCTGATCAAGACGCCCGCTGCGATCCTTCGCGGGATAGCTCCACGGGTTTGGATTGGTGCAGACGAAACCGCGCAGTGGCGGCTTGCCGTCATCGAAATTCAAAAATTGGTAGGTGACGATTTGATCAACGATGCCGGGCAGTTCGCGGGACGTTTTGCTGCCTTCGCTCTGCAGCTGCCATTCGCCACGATTGAATTCGTCGACCACGCGCTCAAGAATTCCGACGAAGATCACGTTCTTATCGCGTGCGTGCTGCAGCTGGTTCAGCCACAGGACCATTTCGCGTCCGTGCAAGCCGTAGGCGCCGCGGACATCTTTCCGACCGGTACGCTCGGAATACGATTCAGGTTGTTGCTCGGCCCAGCGGAACGAGAGACGCGTGATAGCCGTCAAACTGTCGATGAAGATGGTTTCATAGCGCTCGAGATCTTCGAGCGCGCCGCCAGTCGCTTCGTAATGTGCCGGGCTATAGGCAGCTGTAGGCGGGAAGCTTTTGTTGGGTCCGCCGATTCGGCACGCCAGGTTGCGGGCAGTTTGCCAATCGTCGAGGCGAATCGTGGACACCGGCAAATCGAGCACGGCGAGGTCGCCGGCTTCGATGTCGACAAACAGTGTCCGATTGGGATCCAGCGTCCGCAGCAGACTGGTCTTGCCGACGCCAACTGGTCCGATGATCAAAACTTTGCCGCCGCGGCGCTCGCGCAATCTTTCGTCTGCGCTAATGATCTGCATCTTCCTCCTCCAGCTCCATCCTCGCTTCTTCAAACCCGGCCTCGAAAAACCGCTCGAACGCTTCGAATAACTCGCGTTGAAAATCGTGGAACATCACTTCACACTCGAGAAAGCTGAGACGCGGAAAGCGAGGATCGCGGCTCAGCGTTTCGTTGATCCTGTCAATCAATCGATCGACTTCTTCTTGCTCGGTCATCTGGACTCACCTTTTGACTTGTGTGAGCAGCAGCTTGGCGGCCTCGGTTTTCTGGTCGGCCAAGGCCCTGATTCCGCCAGTGGCGAATGCGGCGACGGCTGCCAGCAAATCCCGCAGGCGCTGTGCCGCGCCGGCGTCGAACTTGCAATGAGCGCCGCCTGTGATACGTGCAATTTCGGCGTAGATCTTTCCAACGTGCTCGTCGGCGCCTTCCTGGAACATAAAAACCGGCACGCCGAGCTCGCACGCTTCGACGTACAGATCACAGGGGACTTCTTCGCAGGCGTCTGAAATTAGAATCAGCCCGGTGACTTTTTCGCGCGCGCTCTCCTGACGGGCGTGACTTAGCACCTTGCGAATCTGGGTATGTCCCGCCGCGCAGGTGACGCGCGACATCACAGCGGCGAGCGATTGGGTGTCTGAGCACCAGCGCGAGGCGACGCACTCGCCACAGCCGCGGTAATAGACGAGCTGCACATCGAGCCCGCCGATCGTGGCGACGGTCTCGAACATTCGCGCCTGCAATTGTGCAGCGGTGTCCCACGTCGGCTGCCGGCTTGCGGTGGCGTCGAGCGCAAAGATCAACCGGGCACGGACGGGATTCGCGCGCGCAAAAAACGCCTCGAGATGCGCGCGGGTCGGGATGACGGGTGTAGTTGTCATTATTTCATCCCCGTTCACGAATCCTTGCCTTCGCTGCCGTAGGCTTTGCGGGTCTTCATGGCGCGAGTGGCGGTCAGCCAGTCGTCATCGAAATGGACTAAGGCTTGCCTTGAAGTTCCTTCGTCGATCTCTGGCTCCGGCACCTCGATCGGTGGCAGTTCGAAGTGGTCGCCGGCGGCGAGACGGACACCTTCATTGATCTCGGCGATTGTCTCTTCCATCTCGGCGAGACGCTCAGCCGCTTGCTCACCGATCGCCTGTAGGTGCTCGGCGTCGATCTGATCATTGATTGCTGCCTGCGCGCTCTCGCGCCATTGGCTGTGCGCCTGCTCGACGCGAGCTTCGAGCGTGCGATCGAGGTAGGGGTCGAAAGCGCGTTCGATGAGTTCGCTCAGAACGTCCGGCCGCAGTATGGCGAGTGCGTCGATTTCCGTTTGGTCGATTCCGAACGCCTCGCGCCAACGGCTGGCGCGCTTCTCCGTCTCCTTCAGCGGCGTCGAGGGCAGGCCGAGCTCGCGCACCTGATCAACGGTGAGCGCAACCGGCACCAGTTCGAATCTCAGATCAGGGAAAAACAGGTCGCGCAGCGCTTGCAGCTTGCGTCCGAGCGAGACGGACATCTGATATCCGGCTGGGTCGCAATCCGTGAGTGCGAATACCACCAAAGGCCGGCCATCGGCCGCCGCGTCGCTGGCGATCTGAAACGCGTGTGTGTCGCTGATCTCGCCGGCGCCCAGGTAGAGATCGGCTTCATTCCGGCGAGCGATCGGCAGGACGACATCATCAAGGCTAGCCTTCTCGCCGAAGACCACGAACTGGTGGGCTTGCCTTGCGATGAACCCGGCGGCGACCGGCACAGGTTCAAGATCGTCAACATCCGGGATCGAGATCGACAGGCCGACCGCGACCCCGGCCTCAGGCGTAACCCTAGCCTTACGATGGATGACCGGCTCGTCGGCGCGGTTGTCGGTGATTCGTCCAAATTCAACATAACGGAGCCATCGCGCGGCTTTGCCGGCGACTGAGGAAAGCCAGGTCCAATCTTCATCCGTGTTGATGTAGATCTCGCCGTTTGGCTTGCGCACGTTCCCCTTGGCGACGAGGGCATAATGAAGTCCGCGCCAATGAATGGGACGTGTCCGGCCGATGGCGCGGTTGAGTTCCTTAGCAAGCCATTTGCCATCGCGATGGCCCGCTGTCGTATCGAGGCGGTAAGGGTCAATTTGCGGGCTAAGAACCGTTAGGTCGCTAAGGGTGTATTCGGATTCCGTGCGAACGGATTCGAGTACGGATCGCAGTACGCCAAAGCCGTTTGCCTTTTTAATGCTAGCCTTCATCGTCGTCTCTTTGCAGTTGCGCCGTGCTTGCAGAGGGCACGGCGAGTTTGCTAAAGAGACGGCGCTTGCAACGTCGAATTCTCTAGCGTGGGCGGTGGAGCTGGTCGGACTCGAACCGACGGGACCGGTTGCTTATAGGGCGGTGGTCCTCCCAAACCTGGCAGCCCCCTCCTGCGTCTCTCGACGCAGGTCGAACTAAAAACTCCTATCGATGTTGATTGCGGCCGCGGTCGTCGTCAGCTGGATCAGCTGACGGATTAGCCGGCTGATCTAGGTCGGCACGCGCGAAAGCCTGCTCCTTTGCTTCGCGGACTTCACCGCGAGTCCAGTGCCGACGGCCGTTAGGAACGAACCGACGCCCCGGCGGAAAAAGCTTTCGCTTGATCAGCTCGTCTAACCAGTTGCGGGAATAAGGAATGCCTTCGGACTTCAGGTCCGGGAATTGCAGCAAGTCATTGTCTGATTGTTCTTGCTGTTTCATGACCCGTCTTCTGTGCGAGACGGGTCACGATAGGGCAGCCCTGAGCATGACCAGTGTAAGGGTTATTTGATTTTTTAAGGCGCGATCCTTACAGCGCCTCTCGCCGCTTCTCGGCTGTGACCCGGCGGCACGCCGTGTCGAGTCTCTGATCGGGTTTGCCGGTTGCCGCTTCGTAAAGGTAGCCAGCAAGTGTGCGTAGGCGATCACCCATGCGCCGATCGCGCGAGTGCGCGATCACCTCGTAGGCGCCACGGGCGCAGTAATCATCGAGCCACCGGAAGCGCACATCGGGGCCTCTAGTGGTTTTTAAATCTAGGACGCGAGCTGCTTCGCCATACAAAGCAGCCAAAGAGGGCATTGCGGGGAATTCGCGGGCGCGCTTGTTGCCGCGCTTCCGTAACCACTCCCGATCTTTCTCGACCGCTGCCCTGACCGCTCTAACATTTGGAGGGCGGTGACGCTGAAGGCGTCTGTGAAGAGAGACTACCCCGTCCAATAAGATTCGGGCCCTCGCCATCGTCAGCCCAAACGCCGCAACGTCTTCGGCGATCTCGTCAAGAGACCTTGGCATTGGGCAGCCGCGTCACGTTGCTGAGCGGATCGACTACATTGCCCCATTGTTCGAGCGCGTCACGGCGCTCGTCAAAATATGGGTGAACGTTATAGACGCTGCGGATGCCGGGCTGCTTGTGAGCAAGGACGGCTTCTGCCACCTCCTCCTTGATGCCGAGCTCGGGTTTGACCATTGCAGAGCGAATGGTTCGCCGCAGATCATGAATCTGCCACGCGGCAATATCGAGCTTGGCGTCGAGTGCCTGCTTGGCCTTGCTGCCGAGAGTGATCGGCTTCTCTCCGCCCGTCGTCGTGAACAGATAATCGCCGCCTGCGAAACGCGGCAACGCGTTGAGGATCGCGACCATTCGGTCGGTCAGCGGCACCTCGAACGGCCGGGCTTTACTCTGCCGGCCTTTCATGCGCGCAGCCGGAATCACCCAGATTCTGTTTTTCAGATCGATCTCGCGCCAACGCCCGGCCACGCATTCGTTCAACCTCAGTCCGGACAAAGTCAAAAGCTGAAAGGCTGGGCCGTACGGATAGGGCATGGTCGCCGCGGCTGCGTATAGCGCCCTCGCCTCTTCAATACTCAGCGCGCGCTCACGGCTGACCTTATCGCCGACGACCATCCTGGGTTTGATGTCGGCGGTGATGTTATGACGGAGTCCGAAATCCTGCTCCCTCGCCCAGCCCCATAGCTGCTT